CCATTGAATGTGATAGCAGGTGCAGTAAGAGTTACTGTACCTGACACTGATTTATTATCTGATTTACCCCATGCGGACATTAATTGTCTCCCTTTTTATATTCTTGATCTACAAAGTTAAAAAATTCTTTACGTTTTTCTTCATCAAGTTCCGAGGGAGACTTGATGCCATATTGTGTGAGTGCAGCATCAAATGTGGTCTTATATGATTCGTTCATCTGTGCAACGGCTGCGATATCGGCAAGTGCTTCTGTGCGGCGAGATTCTTTTGCAAGAAGTTTACGACCAGCACGAATGCGGCCATTTAGACGATTTCCATACTTTTTCATACTACCCGAGTCATTAACATTTGCAACGACTTCACCTGGTTTAGTCTTTGCCTTATCCATATAAGATTGAAGTTTACCTTTTGAAAGTTCATCAATTGTTTCAACTTCTTCTTTCATACCAGCATTCAGTTTTTTCGCATGAGCGTGTGCAGCCTTGTGCTGGTCAGGAGATGTTTGTTTTGATTGAGTGTCTCCGTAAGGAAACGATTTAACAACCTTTGATGTCATCAATGCCTGGCCCATCGCATCTTTTTTCCCAGTGGGAATTTTTTTGTTAACATGATGCGCCTTATTAGCCGTGTGAACAAAATATGTTGCTTCGGTAACCTGTTCGACTTCCTCAGTGCGAGAGTTCTTCAGGTCTGCGGCACTAGGTGCACCTTCTGAACCCGGCTTACGCATACGCTCACCCGAACCAGCTTTAATTCTCTTGCGCTTGGCATGAATGTTATCCCATAGACCACGCTTCTCTTCAAGTTCGACATCTTCTTTAGTCAGTTTATTAACAGCACGACCAATACCACTCGAACGTTTTGCATGCCTTTTATTTAATTGCTCTCTTTCTTCACGATCTCTAGCTGTTGTGCCTGTGGTTTGTGCTATTTGATTGATAGCTCCGACATCGTGCGCCGCAAAACTTTTATCTGCACTAGCGGAGCCAATATAAGAACCAAGAGTTTTCTTTGACAATTCATCAATTGTTTCAGATTCTTCCTTCATTTTTTCTCTACGTAGCGCAGCGGCAGCAAGTTTTCCACCAGCTTGATCGTTTGGATGATCTCTTCTGGAAGATGTATATCGACCAACATCTTTGCGATTTGAAGTTTCTTTAGTTTTACTCCAACCCCTAGCCCTTGTACCGCCACGCCACATATCGTTTTCTTCGTTCATCTCACTTTGAAGATAGTTGGCGGCGGTTGAGATATAATCTTCTGCTAAGGTAATCTTTGATTGAACCCACTCAGGAAGATTGGTATCTTCACTCATCGAGTCATGCATACGTTGTGAGTTAGCAATGATAGACTTTAGTTGTGACATTGCCATGTCACCTTCGTAGTCATACTCTTGCTTTTCTTTAGCTTCGGTCGCATAAGATTTGGCGCCAACTCTAGCCTTATTAAAGATAGCATCATCACCCAGAACGATGAACATCATGGAATTTAAGAAGTTTGCCATGACATCGCGCTCGGCGCCTTGAAGTGGATAACCACCTTGTATCTTGGTGATGGCTTTGCGCAACAGAGGAATAGTATTCGATGGCATTAGTCCAGCGCGGACTAGTTGCTGCAAACGCATATCCAAATCTACGGACTCTGCCATCACAGTGTCTTTAATTGTTTGTTCGAGTGACATTAGTATCTCCTTATCCTCTATATTTATCACTTAGAGGATGCACGGATCATCCAACCGTGCTTGGCATGAACATCTAAACGTTCTTCGATTAGATTTAATAGACCTCTATTATTTTCCGCGTCTGCTAATTTATGAGCCGAATTCAATGCTTCGATAACAGAAGCATTAGCGTCATTAAGGTCAGCCAGCATACCAGAAACATCTACACCATAGATATTAGATTCTTTGATTGTAGTAATAGAAGCCAACTCGGTCATATTATATGGAGCATATTCATCTAATGCCCTGATCTGTTCTGCGATGGTATCTATAGCAGCAAATAGTTCTTCGTAGATACCAGAAAAGAAATCATGCATCTGGGAGAAGTCTTTGCCTTCTACATTCCAGTGAAAGCCATGTGCCTTAAAATACATTGCATATGTATTAGCCAACACAATTTTAAGGGCAGTATTCAATTCGTCCATATTATTTCTTCTTTGTTCTTGCGTTTGTCACGCGGGCTTGGTCACGCTTTCTTTCGCTTTGTTGCAGGCGAATAGAAATTCTTGATACCATTGGTGCCATACGCTTAACTTGTGCTTCGATACGGGCCTTTTCTGAGGCTGATACAGAAGATGGGTCGCGGTTACGAAGAATGCGCTTGTAAACCATTCTACGAGCGGCACGAATTGAGCGGCCCTTAATTACATCTGGTGTAGCGATACGCTTTAGCGCCATGTTCTTCGCAAGATTGCGGCGGGTCTTGTTGCGCATCGCAGCAAACTTTTTCTTTAGACGACCCTGTGGTGTGATAGCCTCATCAAGACCTTCTTCACCCTCATCTTCGTCTTCTTCGGCGTCATAGTATTTACTTAGGTCTTGCCATGAAGAGGTTTCGATTTCGTTTGTGACATCGGCCTCAATTGCAGCCAAGTCACCCTCGGTCCATTGATTTGCAGCATCGTCGGCGTTCATATCATCTAAACCAGGTAGAGGTGATAGCTGATATGGCGAAGGATAATTTGCTGGCGAAATGCCATCAGTGCAAGGTCCCATTGTCTGACCCATTGTCTCTTCTGAGATGGCTCGCATGAAGTCAGCATGTGACTTGTGTGCTCTCTTCACTAGGCTTTCTTTTTCGATTGAAGACTTCAATGAATGATAGCGGTCATTGAACTTCTCTACATGATTAGGTGCCACGTGGTGTTCTGCACCATCATAGAACTTAACCTTGGAGCCGATAGAAGTTGCTTTGCGAAGTTGCATAACAAGATGCTTAGGTTCTTCTGCTTTCTGGACTGCCTTTTTCTTTGCAATATCTTTCTTGGCCTTTGCGATTTTTTTCGGATCGGCAAGTGTCTTTTGTAGTTTGGCAGCAAATTCAGAACGCTTCTTGGCACCTAGGGCGGAGATTTCGTCAAGTTGTTGTTCGTGGATAGCATCACCAGAAAATGGATTCATTGTTGGAATCTCATCGGCGGCAAGACCTTCTTGTCCAGGAGTCATAGCAGCAAACTTCTTACGGAGTTCTGGGCGACCCCATTCATTTTCTTTACCGAGTTCTTCTTTGACAGTGCCGTTGTTTAAACGTTTTGCCATAGCACCGCGAATTCGCGAGAGAGACCCAACACTGCTTTGTGGTGTTCTTGGTTTTTCAGCCGCAGGATGCATCGTAGGTTTAGCAATCGGCGGACGTTTTGGTGGCGTTTTCGGCGTATAACCAGTACCAGGCTCCATTTGCTCACCCAATTCTTCGTTGCAATTCCAGCGACGAAGTGACATAGCTTTACGAGTTGGGCGACCCTTCTCGTCCTTCATTGGACCTTTCATGCCACCCATGCGGGCGCAGAATGATCTACGACGACCAGCAGCTTCACCTTTTGGATCCAACTTGCTAGGAGGAGTAGTAACGGCGGTCTTGATACCCATGGCTTTAGCACCCTTGCGAGTAAGGCCAGCGCCATCTTCTGTTGAACGGTAGTGACCCTTGGAATCTTCGCCGCGCTCCATGATATTTTCTTCTGGAAGAATTGAAGACTTGGTAACCTTAGACTTGAATACTGTGTGGTCAACACCGACTCTCTTTGCAGCAACCTTGTGTGCATGGGCGGTGTTCTGTGCTTTAACGTGGACTGAACCAGCAGCAACAGCTTTACCCGCATGTTGTTTAGGGAAGTCTACCTTCCACATGCCGTATGCTTCTTCGACCTTGTTTGATACTTCGGTCGTCTGCGCATTCAATGGCTTGCGACCTTCTTTCTCGGTAGCTTTCTTGTATGCAACGTCCATGTCTTGGTCTTTATCGCTCTCTTGAGGCTTTAGTCCTTCATTAGAATGATAGCCGTAGTCGCCCTCTTTAGGAAAGCCTGGGCGTGGATAATGAGCATTAGCTTCTTCGATGTCGGCAGTATCACATTGACCGCAGCATTCTGGAGTACCGCAGTTGTCATGCTCGGTATCTTCTTTGACATGACGACCCATACCACTCGAATAGGTATTGAGTTCGTATGGGTGTGTGCCGCCCTTGTTGAATACTTGAACGTGAAGAAGATGCTTCTTACCATTAGAATGAGTAGCAGGAATATGAAGCGAAGTTGTATTGCCTTCACTCGGCTTCTTAGAACCAACACTTACATGTTGGAATCGGTCATCGTCACTTACATGAAGACCAGACTTTTGGTGGTGTGATAGTGCATGATTGATTGCATCTGTATACGATTTGTGATACAGTGTGTAATCTGACCCGCGCTTTTCAGCAAGTCTAGCCTTTGCTTTTTCAATAATATTAGCCATTAAAAGTATCTCCAGAAGCTAAAACGTTTGCTATATTTATAACAATTACTTCTTCGATTTCTCGGCGTTGATACGATCAACCTCAGTTTTGTTATCTGTAATCCACTTTTGCAGTGCGATTAATTGCTGGGCGTTTTGCTGGCATCTGGAGTAGTTTGTGATGATTCCGACGAGGGCTGTAGTGTCTGTAATTCCTGAGGAGGTCGCATCAGAAGCTCTGGTGGGGTCGGCATCACGGGCACTGGCACTAGAGTCGTGCGTGAACACCCAGCCGTTAGACATAACAGACTGACTAGGAACAACGGTTTCAGCAAGGTTCTTGTAGACATATTCTTTTTCCTTAACAACGTTAACACGGTCGACATATTCAGTAACAACGGTGTTAGATATTTCAGCATTTTTCTTTTCAAGTTCGGCAACAACTTTATTCTTTTCAGCCGCAAACCTTTGTAGTTCTGCTTCGGCATATGCAGATCCCTTCATGTATCCATAAAAGAAAACACCAATAATTAGTGCTGCACCTGCTAATAATTTATATGGTAGAGGGATCATACCGAACATATTTAATTCCTTATTCTTCTTCTGACTTCTTGGTAGGTTTCTTTGGTGCGAACTTCTCAACACCAGTAATACCAAGAGTGCCGATAACAATATACATTACACCGTTGAAGATAAACTCTTCGATGGTGTAGTCCCAGAATAGATTAGCAATGTAACCAATAACGATAAGAAGTGTTGCAACAACAGCAACCCAACGCTTAGAAGATGGATTACCATTTTCTGACATCATATCTTTGAGGTATGTTAGAAAGTTACCCATCTATTATCTCCTTATCTAGAAATTTCTTCCCAGTCCATGGAAGCAACTACCGTGTCATCGGAACTATTAGAAGCAACAACAAGTGTGAGTTCATATGGAGTGGATGCCAGACTATTTCTTTCGAGTTGGAACTTAAATAATGCTTCTTTCAAGATATCTATCTGTGTAGTTCCTTGGTTTGATGCACTAAAGAAACCACTTGCAAGAATTCTTCCACCAGAATTAGAAGTGCCCGTAATATTGTATTGCACGGCACTGTCAACAGCAGCATCCACCCATTCACCACCAGTAATGGTGCCAGATGCTCGTATTTGCCAGTTATATGCACCCGTGGATATTGGCATCACAGAGAGTGCGGTAAGAATTATAATTGCATCTAAGAAATCTCCTGATGTTTTTAATCTGAGACCAATAACAGGATAAAATGTTCCAGCAGTCCCCAATGTTCTCGGCGAATTTACTGGAATGCCAATTGCCTGTTGCGCTCCTGATAAAACATAACCACCTTCAGAAATTACAGTGGAACAAATCTGTTTCATTGTGCTACTACCTGAAGTAGCAGTTGTATTTTTTATTTCATATCTTAATGGCAAAGATGCAGTGGTAATATATGTTGATGCAATTATATTTGCATGGTGAATTGTGTGACAATGAATAAACTGCCCATCAATAACAAAACCCAGTCTTACTGAACCAACACCCAACCACTCAATATCCATCCATAAAATTTGCGCTTTACTAATGTCTAATGTGATACCTGAAGGTCCATTACCGTCTAACGTATCAATATTCCATGTTGATTGTTCTATTTTAGTGTCGACCAGACCACCGCTTACGAAACTTCTTTTGACGAAAGACAACACAGAACCGTCTAGTTCTAGATATATCCCATTCTTGGCGCCATAGTAACCAACTCTTTGTCTGAGACCTGCTTTCGCTGGTGACATAACAAATGTATTCAATACTAATAAAGATTTTCCAGGTTGGTATGAGAAAACTTTTGTGGTTTCTCGAACAACTTCAGCGTTTTCTGCATTATTCACCGTCAAGTCAATCAACCCTTGGTTGGCATTGAATGTCGCCGTTGCAGTTCCTGTAGTTGCTGTTACCCAGAGATTGTTATCTTTAAATCTATGCGAAGAATCAAAAAGGGTAAATGGATTTGATACACGTTGACGACCAAATGCATCAACTGCGGTACCTCCGGGATTTCCAGGATGTGTGACATTACCAAATTGGTCGGCAGTAACTACTACTTCAAAAAATTCACTGGGTGCACCATTATGCGGTTTGATTATTTGTGCCATTTTAGACTCCTAGAAAGTTCTTGAAGGACATTGCTTCATGGAGCCCCATACCATGGCGAACATCTTTGTAGAGTTCGTGCTTATGTTTAGTAGACATGGCACTAGGTGCCATCTTATGAAATTCTTTTTCATTACCAGCAGATGCATGTTGGCGCATCTTCGTACCAGAAGCGCCTGCCACACCAGTGTCGGCATCCGAACGCTCTTTACCTACTGTATGAATAGTAATCTTTTTGAAGTCGTAATGACCGTGACGACCTTCTTTACCATTATACTTATGTGTCAGCGCATGAAACTCATGGGCTCGGTCCGAACCAACGTGCAAGTGCAAATGTGTGACGCCCTGCTTGTGCAACCTTGACAGTTGGTGCAATAGAGTTGGATGTTCTTTATCTAGCAGACGAACATTAGCACCAGGAAATGCTCTCTTGGCATGCTTCAACTTCTGTTCTGGCGATAGAGGATTTTTCTTGGCATCATGTGTGCCAGTAAGAACGATGGTGTGACCGTGTGAGCCAGCAGTCTTACGAACCTGATTGACAACGGCTTCATGACCAACGGTGATTGGGTTCATTCTACCTTGTGTGATATGATGATGAACGTCAGCCATTATTTACCCTTGCTTGCTCTTAGAATTGCACTACGCTCTCGGTTAGCTTTTGAGAAGCCTTCGCGGTCAACAACCTTCAGACCATTGGCAACATAACCTTCGCCACCGGATGCCTTACCACTGATACGAGTGTGGAATCCACCCCCACCAGCATGGTCAAGACCACGTGCTAGATGATTAGTTGCTTGTTGTAGATGATGGTGAATAGCCAGTGATTTTTCGAAAGCAGATTTGTTTTTCGTGACATGAGAAACATCAACCTTCATTGCTTCCGCTTTACGCTCTTTAGCGGCGGCAGTCTTTACGCCATCAATTCTCTTTTGATGAACAGCTTCGAGGTGCTTCTTATATCCACCAACAGATGGTGTTTCACCACTAGTAACAGTCTTATTGACGTAAGAGCGGAGATGTATTTCGTGACCTGAAAGATGATGATACGAGTGGTCTTTCATCAACTTTTCTGCCGAGTTCAAATGGTGTTCAGCCGATGACTTTACTTCGGAAGAAAGTTTACGTTCATGTGGTGCCACAAGATGCTGTACCATGTGAACGTCTGGATGGCTTTGGAAGTGCGTGGTGCTAGTGATGGGATGAGGTGTCTTATGTTCACCCTTCAATTCAGTATGAATAGTCATACTTACTTTAGACTTGTGTAGTTTTTGACCTTCTTCGCTATGGAGTGGTGCATGATATTCAATGGTGTTAGGTGTGTGGCCGATATGACCATCTTTAACTTCGCGGTTATGTGGTTCACTCATATAGCCACCCTGATATTCACCAGGATGCTTAGGTAAAACTTTACCCAAGTGCTTATGTAAAGCCTTCATTGGACCAACAAGATATGGTTTATGACCATGTTGCTTGTCGATATCAGATGCAGAGAAATTATAGTGGGCGCCTGGACCCTTATACTTTACGCCGACTTTACCATCTGGTGTGCGCACGGCATGAAAGGACATTCTATCATCAATCTTGCGAGTGATAGGCGTTTTCCCATGCGCAACACCACGCAGAGTTTCCAATGCGTGGTGTGCAGCGTCTTTATTATCGAATGTTCTATCCGACGGATGTTCAATGTGTTGAATGCCAGCTGCTGGCTTCTTTTCCTCTGAAAGAAATTGACTGAAAGATAACATAGGGTTTCCATCTCTATAAATTACCCTATATTTATAACATTTTCGAATCACATTTTCTCTTTTCTGTCTACTATTTTATAGTAGCATATTCTGAGGAAATGTCAAGCGGTATTTTTATGGCAGTATGGCATCCAATTCTTCGGTGACATCCACCGCGCTGAGGTCTATAGGTGGAAAATCGATAGCGCCATTTAGATTGACTTGAAATGTTTCAGAATTGGTCGGTGCATCTGCGAAATAAACTTCAAAGCCAGCAACGGTTTCTCTTGTGAATGCATCGCCACCCTCAAACATGTGGGCAACTTTGTCAAGTTCCTCATTAATCATTTCGAAGGTTGGTTCACCCCGGAAATATTTGACAATGTATTCTTTACCACCCATTGTTTTCCATAGAGGCATACTCTGACTACCCACATTTGCCCAAACAAATGACGATACTACAAGTTTTAGATTCAATTCGTCCATATTATTTCCTAAAAACTGGTGCGCCGTGCAGGACTCGAACCTGCTGCCTCAAGATTAGAAGTCTCGCGCTCTGATCCAGATGAGCTAACGGCGCATAACTATTTTATACTACATTTATAACGGTTTGTCAAGTCAAAAATCAAATTTTGAAAAATCTCTCCGCTTACCAATCGTAGTATTTTCAAACACGGGAACGTCATCTTGACCAGAGTCCATGATGCCAGACTGGGCTTCTTCTTCCAAGTCATACAACTTCATCTTGCCTCGGTCAATACCAACCATGAAACGCTTGTTCATTCCAGGGTCGTTGTAACGATTCTTCAACTGTTTAATCATCAACTGACCCATCTTGTCGAGTTCTTCTGTTGCAATTAGGGCAAACATCAAGTCAGCGGTTGCTGGTAGACCAAATGATTCCGATGTGTCTGTCAGTTCAACGTCGGAGTTGGCATAACCACTACGGGTTGTCTGAGTAGCCGAGACGATTGGCAAATCAAACTCTACAGCCAGACCACGGAGTTCTTCTGCGATACCCTTAATGACAGTGTAGGAGTTAGCCCCAGACGAAGCCTTGTAGCGACTAGAGGCACAGATATTCAGATAGTCAATGAAGATGACATCTGGTTTAAAGTTTCGCTTCAACTGGAGTTCGTTCAACAGTGCCTTGAAGTGACCGACATGGGCGCTGGCTGTTGGATATTCTTTGACAATCAAACGACCTTCTGTCTTCGAACGTATCTTAGCAATGCGTTGGTCGAACATAGACTTGGACAGGTCCTTGAGTTCTTGGATGTTGACGTTCATTAAGTTGGCGTCAATACGTTCTGCGATACGTTCTTCTGCCATTTCCATGGTGATATACAGAACGTTCTTGTTCTGACCCAAGGCACCTGCAGCCATGTGACACATGAACAGCGACTTACCAACCCCAGTACCAGCAAGAGCAATGTTCAATGTCTTGTTCGGCAGACCACCATTGGTAATCTTGTTAAACATTTCAAGGTCAAACGGCAGCTTGGTTTCTGCGCGGTGATAGAAATCAAAACGTTCTTCGGCGTTATCAATGTAGTCATGGCCTACGTTGTTGTCGAACCCCACGGACAGGGCATCTTGAAGAATGGATGGAATACCATCTTGCGAATGAACCTTATCTTCACCATCGATAATCTGAATAGATTGCATGATGGCATTATACACCGCTCGGTCTTTACAGAACTTTTCAGTCTGGTCTAGAAGCCACTTCTCATTGGCATCTACGTCATCATCAAGTGCAGTCAGAGTTTCGGTAACATGCTGATACTCTTTCTCATTTACCTTGCGGTCATTCTGTAGGGCAATGTTAATGGCATCAATTGTCGGAAGTGAATTGTATTTTGTCACAAACTCATTGATGTAACGGTAGATTAACTTCTCGGCGTTATCGGAGAAATACTCGTCTTTAAGGAATGGGATTACCTTACGCAGGTAATCCTCATCCGAAATCAACTTACTTAGGATAATAGTTTCAATTTTCTTCTGCAACTGCCGCATCCTCTAGTTCAAAATATTCTTCATACTCATTAGCAATCTTCATGCAACAATCTTCACAGACCCACTTCTCAAAAGTTAGGCCATGTTCTGAACCATGAAGACAGATTGCGGCATCTTTCTTAGGATTGATGCCGCAACCACATTGGTCACAGATTTTCGTATTCTTCTGAAATATCTTCGTCAGGAATTTCCACATTTTCACCCTCCATCATTTGTCCACCAGCCATACGATACCGCTTCTCAACCCACTCACTAAAGGTTGGGTCAGTCAACACTGGCAGCCAGAATTCCTTGTTGTATGTATCATTCAAGCGATACTTCTTTTCTTCTGTGGCCAGCTGGTACCAACCGTTAGAAGGCTTGATTACGTGACCACTTTCAAGAGCAATGTCTAGTAGACCAGACCACTTGCTGATACCACCTTCGAAGGTAACTTCGATAGGAATCTTGGACTTCTCACGGACGTAACGAGACTTCTCTACGTTGATGATGAAGTTGTAACCGATAATCTCGGTACCTTGCTTCTCTTGTTGGCGACCAATGATAAAGATATTGTCGGCCGAGTAGTAGATGCCTGTACCACCAGAGACAATGGCTTTCGGGAACATACCGATTTCCATGTAAGTATGATTGACAACTACCATAGGAATGTCCTTGATGGTAAGGTGTGGCGTAATCATACGGAAGAGAGACTTCATCTGCTTGGCACGAGTCATATCTGCAACAGACTTGCCATCTAGAGCATCATCAACTTCTTTCTTAGAAGCAAGGTTACCAACAGAGTCAACAACAATCATGACACGATCCTTGCGCTCAATTTCGTTGACTTGCTTCATGATATCGTGCTTCAATTGTTCGATATCGGTAATGGGAGTATGAACAACCTTACCAGTATCAATACCAAAGTTCTCAAAGTATGACTGAGGAGCACCAAACTCCGAGTCATAGAACAGAACAATACCATCATCATACTTGTCCAAGAAACTCTTCACTAGCATCATAGCAAACGCTGTCTTGAAGTGCTTCGATGGACCAGCAAAGATGGTCAGTCCAGGTGTCAGACCACCATCTAACTTACCAGACAGAGCCACATTCAATGCGGGAACAGAAGTCTGGATTAAATCCTTAGTGCTAAACAGTTTGCTTTCTGATAGCACATTGGTTTCTTTGATTGTGCTATTCTTTCTTAGTTTGTCAAGTAGTGCGTTCATGCGAATAAGTCCTCTAATGTTGCTTTTTTCTCAGTAGACCAACCAAGGCCACCGACAATCATGTTAAGTGGGTCAAGAAATGCTTTCTGGAACATCATCTTATAGTCTATATACCTGTGGATGTCAAGCTCTTTTGGAAGGATTCCAAGAAAAGCGATACAATTTTCATGCATTGTATTTGGCTCTTTTAGATAAAGAAATTTAATCTTCTCACCTTCTTGAATCAATTCATACTTCCTATCAAGGTTGGCTTTCTTGATCATATGGTTATACATCAAGGCACCTCGAACATGCATCGGTGTCCCCTTGCCATAAATATCAGCCGTAGATGTATACTTAGACAGCCCATTGACACCACGCGGGAATGCAATCTCTTCTGGCGACATCTTGTAGAAGGCATCGCGGGTTTCTTCAATGAACTTCTGTAGAGTTGCTTCGTCGGAAGTCAGGCAGAGTCTGACGGCTTCTTTGAGGCTCGTGCGAACCGGCGCGGGCGTAGACGAGCGGACGATTTCGAGACCCATGACCTTGAGCTTTGGCTCTTTGTAGCGGACCCCTTCGTTGTCATAGACATTAAGCGCATACCTTTTCTTTGCAACCCAGATGCCACGTTCCGCGATTGCTTCACGTTTGAAGATAATCTTCTTTTGAAATGCGTTCGTGTAGTTCGCAAGTCCATCACAACTCTTGTTGATTGCCTCTGTGATTTTCTCTTCGCAGATTTTATCGAGAACGCCAATGAGTTTATCGCGGTCCATATCAGGATAAAACTTACTAACAAGAGGCTCCAGGGAAATGTAACAAGAATCAGTATCGCTGTAGAAAGAGTAGTTGTGTCCATTTGTTCCTACGACCTTGTTGAGATAAACGTCAAGTGCTTTACCAACTTCTTGAATGATATACTGACCGGTCATTGTGATGCCTTCAGCCACACGAGCATCATAATAGCGGAAGTATTCATTGCCCATGGCACCAAAGAGAGAGTTCAACTGAATCTTTCTTGCCATCTGGAAGTTATTATACTTCGAGATGTCGTTCTTTAGTTTTTCGTCTTTAGTCTTTTCATATTCTTTCTGCGCGGCAATCATCAACTTCTTATAACGTTGGCGGTCACCGAAGAACTTCTCTACGATTTCAGGAAACAGGCCTTGCTTCGTGCGATTATAACAATACCCATTAGAGGTCATGCAATAATCATTGGCTTTGAGGTCATCAAGGTCAAAGGTCTTATCAAGAAGTCCACGCACGGTGGTGTCTTTGACATAACCATTTACCATGGTTTCAGGTGACATGTTATACTGCATAATGATCGACGGATACAGAGAGGTAGCATCGAAAGAAACTACCCAGTCATACTTACCCGGCTTAGGTTCTTGAACGTAAGCACCTTCGATACCACGACCTTGCTGGTCTCTCTTCTGCGGAATGTGGATGTTCTTATCATACAGGTGATTGTAGAGAAGACAATCCCAGGTGCGAACCTGTGAGAAAACGTCATTGTAATTACACTTGGCGTCATATGCCATTGTAAGAATTAGTTCAATCAGCTTCAACTTACGTTCAAGTTCGTCCACGATTTCAACGTCTCGGACGTTGTATTCAACAAACTTCTGCCAGTCTTTAGTATAAAACTCACGGAAACTTTCATAAGGATTTTCCAGCTTGTTCTTACCAAGTTCTACAGAGGCAATATGGTCTAGCTTATAAGACTCTTGGTTAGAATACGTGAACTTCTTATAGAGGTCCAGGTAATCTAGAACGGCGATGCCCTTCATTTCATAGGTAAACATTTCACGCCCCATGACGTTCATGTTCTTACGTTGCACTAGACCCCAAGGAGAAAACTTCTTCTTGGTGGCGTTTTCATCATTGAACATCCGCTCAATTCGGGCAATCAGATATGCAATATCGAAAAGTTCAACGTTCCAACCAGTGATGATATCTGGATGATTGTCAGAATGGAATCGAACATAAGTTTCTAGCAAGTCACGCTCATCATCACACTTGACATACAGGAACTTATTACCAGCGGCACGAAGGTTGCGAATTTCTTCCGAGTTAACATCATCAAACTCACCGCAGCCATAGGTAATAATCTGGCGAGAGATTAGGTCTTTGACTGTGATGAGAAGAATCTCTTCAATCGGATTATTGATGTCTGGAAAACCAAACTCGGTCTTCGTTTCGATATCGATAGTCTCAATCTTTAGTGCATTAATGTCCCACTGGATTTCACCAGGAAACTTATGTGTGATATACTGATAACCAAAGTTTGTCTGACCATAGATAGGAAAGTTATCTACTTCACCATAGGTTTGAATAAACTCTTTGGCTGCGTTGTTGTTCTCAAACTCAATCGGCTGGAGATTGTCACCATACAAGGACTTGTGAACACCTTCTTCTTTGCTCTTCACATAAAGAACGGGAGAGAAGTCTTCCCTGCGGTTGAAGCGCACACCATTATGAACACCTCGAACGAGAATCTTGGAGCCATATTGGTGTGCGCTGGTATAAAACTTCATGTAAACCTCTTTTCAATTCAAATACTACTATACTATAAAACATAACAAAAGTAAAGAGGTTTTAGTTGCACCATGATGCTTTCTTTTCGCCCATATAGGCACGGGCGAAACCACCCTTGATTAGTTCCTGTGTCAAGTCTTTGCCATTATACTTGACATAGCCAAGCACACGACCGCCAAACTTATCCCAGTCCTGAAGATCTACCTGAACTACTTGACCAGGTTTGATAACAGACTTAGTAAAGTTTGTTGCTGCTTCGCCACCGGCAGCTTCCTTAGGACACTGTGCGCGGCCGCCCTTTTCGGGGGTGTCTACACCCAGAACACGAATCTTAATTACAGGTTTAAGTGGTGTTGGTACCCATGGTGCTTCGACTTCAATCGTATCACCATCCATTACTCTAATAACCTTCCAATTATGGGTGGCTGCTAGAGCAGGTGTGGCAACTAGGGATGCGGCTACTAGAAATGCGGTAAATAATTTCATACGATAATCTTACTTTCTGGAATGACGATACCACTACCGAAACGAGTATTATATTCGTTCTTCATTCCAGTGTCTGGTTCGAAAATGGAAACTACTGCACCAGCACGGATGGGAATATCTCCGGTCTGAGCATACGGACAAAAGGGTGCTAGTCCAATACCAAACTGATTGTTCTGGTTAGGTACCATCATAATCAATAGAGGCTTTTTCAGAAGAACGAGACCTTCAACACTTTCATCAATATCGGCGATGATTTCCTCGCCACTGATTAGCTTTATACATTTGATATTGGACATAGCATTCACCTTAAATAGTTAAAATTGCATAACCCACCAACATTAGCAAACTTGCTACTGCCAGATGGGCTGCCCGCGAAACGGGCACCATAAACTTATGATTAAACATTACTTAGTTTTACCTTCTGCTAAAAATTCGGCAGCTTGTGATGGATATTCATTATCACCATCGGTAATGTCTATCTTCTTGGCTTTCTTTTCTTCTGGAACGAATGCTTCAAGAAAAATTTTCAGCATACCATTTACCAGAGTAGAACTTTTTACTTCTACATTATCCGCAAGAGTGAATTCACGCTTGAATCCTCTTTCGGCAATTCCTTTGTAGAGGTATTCGGTATTATCGACCGGGTCGATTTTACCACGAATACTCAACAGACCTTCTTGTAATTCAATATCAATCTCGGACTTACCGAAACCGGCAACTGCCAGTTCAATCACGTAGCGGTCTTCATCGACCTTCTTGATATTGTAAGGGGGATATTTAATTGGCATCATCTGCGAAGATTGATCGGCAATATCTGCCAGCCTCTTCATAACACGATCTGCACCTACAAAATAACGGTCGAAGTCTGCTAGATTAGTTGTATTAAATTTCATAATTGTTCTCCTATTAAGCGAGATTAAAAAAAGTGCCACCCGAAGCGTGGCACTTTTTATTTATACTACATTTTTAGAAGAAAGTCAATTACTTTTTACGACCGATGTTATACTTTTGAATAAGTTCCCAGTCGTTCTTTTCTTTGTGAGCAATTACTTTGATTTGATTCAGAGGAGCTTTGTCCTCATGAATTTCTGGATTGAGGATAGTAATCAAGCCCCAGTCCGAAAGAAGATGTGCAACAGTATTTCTACGTTGCAAATCATTATCACTAAAGTCTGCATCCTTGCCGTCGAGGGCAAAGAGTTCCTTAAAGTGAACAATGAAATATCTACCTTGCTTATGCAAGATATGACAGGACTGATAAAGAATCTTATCCTTACGGGACGCTACACCGATGCGCGAAAGAGTTTCACGAACCTTTAGAAAGTCGTCTGGATTCTCCAACTTAACTTCCAAGGGAGCATACCCGGGATAGTTAATATCAAAAAAATCTTCGCTCATTTTCTACCACCTTTATACAATTTCTCTTTTATTTTTTGTTTTTGTTCTTCCGAGAGAATTGTAAGAGCCTGGCGAGCTTTTTCATTACTATAGCCATAATACTCTTTAATCATCTCAATTTCTACATCGTCTTCGAGTTTGATCCATTTGTCGAATCGCTTTCTAGACCTAATTGTATTTATAAGAAAAGAGTTTTGCATAGACTTGTCCAGGTGTGGACGGCAGTTCATCTCGTTGGCTGGAATAACAGTGTCGGCACTGAAACTCAAACCACGATTGATAATCCAAGGATTGTATTGCTTCTCAGACCACTCATCTACAATAAGATTGGTCTTTTTGTGGTTAATATCGTTGATGAAATCGAAGGGAGAAATCTTAGCTTTTTTCTCTACAAAGTCTTCTGGCTTGTATTCTACCTTCGGATCACCTAGACCCTCTAGAATACCATTCATTACTTCCACTCCACTCCAGCCATAATCTCAACCAGACAGGCTACGAGATTGATTTCTTGGTTAGCAGCGAAAGCAGACTTGTATTGATAGTCGGCCAACAGAACGATAAGAGCGGCAGGATACTTAACATCATCTAGAATGGAATCATAAATCTTACGGAAGATGATACCAGGATCGTTGTCGATATTATCTACAACCCACTGACGGACCTTCTTGAAGTCCTTGCCACGCAGGGCATCAACAAGTTCTTTCATGTTGATTTCTTGGACGTTGGCTAGAATGCCAGCATCGATAGTACCACTTACACTGTATCGCTGGAGTTCATTAAGAACACGGCGATAATCTGGGAAGTGCTTCTTGAGGACTTCGGCTACAACCTTGTCATCATACTGCACACCCTCGGCTTCAAGAATATCACCAAGGCGTTTCATGAAACGACCAGCCATCTTAGGTCTATCAGCCTTAGTCAACTTGAATTCAATCACCGCAGTTCGACTATGGAGAGGAGCAATGATGCGGTTCTTGAAGTTACATGTAAAGATGAAGCGGCAGTTGTTGGCAAACTCTTCAATGAAGGCACGAAGGGCTGGCTGAGTAGAGTTTGGATTCAGGTAATCCGCTTCGTCTAGAATAACAACCTTAGTCTTGCCAGTAAACGAGACAGAGGATGCAAACTCACGAATCTTGGTGCGGAGAACATCGATACCAGATTCTTCTGAACCGTTGATAACGATATAGTCACAACCCAGTTCCTCACAAATGGCTCGGGCGATAGTAGTCTTACCTACACCAGCCGAGCCACACAGGAGCATATTGGGAATCTCACCAGTCGCCACAAACTGGCGAAAGGTATTAAGTTGTTCGTCGGGCAAGATACAATCGTCCAGCTTACGAGGACGATACTTCTCAACCCAGAGGAAGTCATCACGCATATTCATTCTCCATAATAAAGTAAAATGTCCGTCGCGAAGTTAGTGCATCCACGGACTCTGGCTTAGTGACCAGCATTCAATATATCAGTTGTTGCGCAACCAGTCAAGAATATTTTCTGGTGAAGTTACACCATAGGGATCTGAATCGATGTTATCTTCAACGACATCGCCTTCAATAAACCACTTCTCAATCTGGCCGTTGTTCACAACACATGCATAACGCCACGAGCGACGACCAAAGCCAAGATTGTCCTTGTAAACATCCATCCTCATTGCAGAAGTGAAGTTGGCAGAACCATCAGGAATCATCTTGACCTTCTTGATTTTCTGGTCTTTGGCCCAGCAATTCATAACAAAGGCATCATTGACAGATACACAGTAGATGTCCTTGATACCAAGTGCCTTAAACTCGGCAAACTTCTGTTCGAAACCAGGAAGTTGCATCGTGGAACATGTTGGAGTAAATGCACCAGGAAGAGAGAACAGAACTACACGCTTACCTGCAAAGTAATCATAGGTTGTCTTATCTTCCCAACGGAATGGGTTTGGACCTTCAATCGAGTCATCACGGACACGGGTCTTGAAGACTACGGCAGGAACAATCTCAGGTAGTTCCTGTTCGCTGGCTTCATCATCCCACTTGTTTTTAAATTTAAACTTCTCTGCCATTATACTACAGCCACCTGTGCATCAAAGTCATTAAGAACGAGGAGCTTATTGAACTGGCGAATAACTTCGTCCGCGTCACTTGTGGTAAACGAAATGGTTACATCCCGTGGGTCTTCTTCGGCATCATAAGGAATGCGGGCATTAAATGTAAATTCAAACTTGGTCATATTATTTCTCCTTAGATAGAGGACGCAGGGTCCATTGCAATGTAATAAACGAGTTCACGACCCTTGCTCTTAAACTCCATGGCGCGCTTCTTACCAAGCGTGACAGTGTAGTTATCAGACAGGACTTTGAGGTTCTCGGTCTTCACTCGGCAATCAAACACGGGAGCAGCATCGGTGCTGATAGTCTTAGTGTAAGAGTTTGCCGAAGAATTGGTGGGGTCGCCAACCTTGAGTTGAACCTGGGCGCCATCCGATACAATGCTGATGATTGGTGCCGAGGTGATTGATGCGGCGCGGAGAAGCATACTGATTGCGTCCGCCGAAAGGTCGAACGACCACACAGGTTCAATCTCAAGGTTCTTGTCGGGAGCAGCGGTCACGGTGCCGGGATCAGAATAGAAGTATTCGAACTTCGAACCGTCCTTGCTAACCTTGATGCTACTCTCGCCAAAATCTACATCCTGATCTTCCATCAAAGTGAGAAGAGCCAGAAGAGTATTCAGGTCGTAGATGGCAAATTCACGCGGGAAGGTTTCAGTAACCGTGGCGCGTGAAAAGATGTTCTTCCCAGGACTAACGGTACCAATTACATTACCCTGCCGAAACAGAATATTGGTATTGATACCAGCGTAGTTCTTTAGAAGTGAAAGTGTTTCATTGGAAATCTTCATAATATATTAACCCTTTTTCTTTTTGGTCTTAGTACCAGTATTTGATATAACAGAATTTGTCTCAGTTGTCAAGAGAGAACTAGTGTTCATAAGGTTTTCATTCCAGTTAGGAACGAACATAAGGTCAAAGTCGGGACTAAAAGTAATAGTATCATCACTATTTTGGTAGTCGCCCAAAGTGACCGTAGACAAGGCGGTAGCTAGAGCAGGTTTTAGCTTGACATCCTCGTAAAGTCCTGTTAGACTGGGCTGTTGTTGCTTATCATGAACATGTAGTGCAATGATGGCATAGTGAATAACCTTCATGAGGTCCTTGCGCCAGTCTTCGGGAGTTCCCTTATGACCGTAACGCTGGGCATACTTCATGATATTTCCAACCGTGAAGCCTACGCCATGTCCACCATCAATGATAAACTCGGTAGCTTGGTACTTGTTTTGCGAGTAGTGCTGCCCATAAGTGGCGTTGACATACTCGGTGACCTGCTTTAACAGGTCACCTTCGTTATACTTATATTTAATTGTCATACTATCTCCTTAGAAAGGGGTTTCATCAAAAAACTTGTCATCATTTGCATCTTCGGTAGGTGCGATATCAACCTTAGCATCAACCTTACCGTAGAGGTCAAGGAATGCGGACTTGGTATCAGCATCAAAGCGATTGACGCAAAGTTCTACAGCCTTGTTACGCGACTTGAACATGGCAAAGGCGTTGACAATGTGTTCAAGACGGCGGGTCGAAATCAGGTCGTCAATGCCACCATCGTAAAAAGTCTTACGGATGATTTCAGCCCAAGTGACAAGGTTATCGGCGAATTCTTCATCAATCGCACCAGCCTTTTCCATCTTGTTCATGACAATCTGCTTTTCAACCTTAGCAGATGGGTATTCTTGCTCAACGGTGATGGCGAAACGCTCAAGGAAGGCGTCATCAAGAATCTGGGCCGAGATGAACTTGCCATCGTCGGAACCACGACCCTTGGTGTTAGCAGTGGCAATCACGTTGAAGCCCTTTGCAGGGTAGACCGTCTCACCAGTCTTCTTATTGAAGTAAGGCTTGCCTTCGAGAATGGCTTGCATACACATCATCTTGTTCGAACCACGGTCGATTTCATCAAGAATAAGGATTGCACCACGCTTCATGGCGGTGAGAACAGGACCTTCGCGGTACACCACGTTGCCATCGACAAGGGTGTTGCCACCAATCAGGTCATCCTCGTCGGTCTCAACCGAGATATTGACACGCATAACCTCGCGCTTCAACTTAGCGCAAGCCTGTTCAACCATCGTGGTCTTACCGTTACCAGACAGACCAGAGATGAACGTGGGGTAGAAGGCCTCTGCTTTGAGAACCTTGACAAGGTCCTTGTAGAAACCGAACGGCACGTAGGTCGTATCGACACGGGGCACCAGATTGTCAATTGTGACTTCCAGCTTAGGTTGCATCAAGGTCTTGGCAACAGGCTTCGACACAATTTCAGCAACAGGTTGGGGCATCACTGGAGCGGGGATGGCAGTCACGCCAGCCATTGCAGCCGACAAATCGTAAACGCCGCGAGAGACCTTCAGACCCTCTTCCATAATCTTGTCTGCAATGCGGCTCTTGAGTCCAAGAGCATTCGACACGGCAATAACTTCACGCTTGCGGAAAATGCCACCATTTGTATCAGAGGCACGGAGGGCAGCAAGCATTGCTTCACGGGTATTAGTCATAATAAAATCACCTTTTTCATAAACAAACATCATCAATCACATTATTCACTATAGTCGATTCGCGACCAAATGTCAAGCATTAATGCACGATTCGCCGTGCAGATTCTTTGGTATTTGAAAAATCATTATTGATAGTGGACTTCTTACCATGACAGAGTTTGCAGATTGTATCGACATTCTCTGGAGCATTATTAAAATGGTCGCCGTCCAGATGCTCGAGGTCAAGAGCATTTAACATACCAAGTTCTTTCCAAGAACGAACTGGCACGGGACATTCCCAGCCCAATCGACCATCAGCATTTTCACAATATTCTTTTTTATGAATTTCTATACCATTCATAGCAGGCCCACGAAAGCCAGTTACACGGGCTTTGTAGCAGCTACCACACTCGGACTTAATAGACCAGTTTTTCCAATCTCGCACCTGGACGAAACGGACACAACCAGGATTAACACATTTCGGTAAAACATTTCCTTCGGCGAAAAATTTCTGCTTCATCTGGACACCAAGGTTCATAACGAATCACTTTCTCTCTTCTGTCTACTATTTTACAATAGCAGATTCGATGGAGAAGTCAAGCGGTAATTTTTAGGCTACCGCTTCGACCATCTTAGAAAGGATTACACGACCCATTGCTTTCTTGTCCTGGAACGATTTGAAGGCTTTCATAAGTTCCTTCTTATCGTTCGAGTCTACAGTAAGAGTATCTTCCTGAACCTGGAGGCTGCGACCAGACTTGATAAGGAACTGGTCATCAAAGCCGTTCGCATTCTTGAGGAGGGCAGCACCCTCTTTCTTGAATGACTTACGGACAGCGTCCTGTACCACACCATCAAGACCAGAACGAGCAATGATATACTTGAGGTCATAGGGGTTCATTAGATAGAAGTTAATCAGGCGCGAACCAGTAGTGGTCTTGTAAAGGTCGAGCAAAGCGTGGCAGAAAGCCGTAGAACGATAGCTACCACCATCATATTCACCCTTAAAGGTGCGACGAGTCTTTGTGTCAACAATCGCAAGGTTCTTACGAAAGCTATCACCGTCGCGACCACCAGCAACACCAAAGTTGGCATCACCCTGACCGTCTGTCAGAAACACCGACGAGAGAACCTCAATCCGATTACGGGTCTTGAATTCTTCGGCAATGTAGCGGCCGATGATGATAGCTTCCTCAAGAGGAGTGCTACCAAGACCGAACGCGGTCTGGGCTGAATGGTCAAGATAGAGGTCAACATAGTGACGGTCATAAGACTTACCGAGTGCTAGAAGATTTGCCATCTGGGTCTTGAACTTAGCGCCAGAAACACCAGTAGCAACAAGCTGGAGCATACGGAAGTTAGGGTCGTTAATCACGAGGTTCTTTTTGTCGGTGTAATCGTTACGGCTACGAATTGACCGACTATAGTCATCAGGCGCATATGAGTTGGTGATGAAGCCATAAACTTCAAACGGGATGCGAACCTTTTGGCAGAACGAAGCAAGCAGAACCAACTGCTCCATGGTACCAGCCATGTTGGGCGACATGCTGCCCGACATATCAAGATACAGAATCATGCCGTGGTTCTTACCATTAGGAACTACCGTGTTCTGAAGGAACAGGTCTTCCGTAATCTTGTAAGCCCATACCTTGTCCATATTGATACGACCAGTCTTAGAAGTCTGGGCGCGCATAAGCGACTGGGCGGTCTTCTTACGCTCGAAGTCCTGAGCCATAGCAGACAGGTACTTACCGTTCGTAGCCAGAAAGTCCTTGTAGAGGTCCATCTTGACTTGTTCGACAGTCTTGCCGTTCATCTTTGCTCGGCCACCAACGGTGAATTTAAGCATCTGTTCAACAGTCTTGATACCGACAACATAATCAGCAGGGTTCAGAACTGGCAACTTGGAGTAGAAAGTCTCACGGGCGCTGGCGTCCAGAAGACTGTCCTCGTTGTCACGGAAGTTCTGGTCAGTGAACGAAGATGGTTCGATATCGCTTTCGGTCTTCTCGGCATCTTTGTCAGAAGATTCGTCTGAGGCTTTGTCAGATGCTTGGTCGGTTTCTTCGTCCGACTTTTCTTCGGTCTTGTCAGTCTGACCACCACTTTGCTGGTCGTCGGAAGTTTCTTCTTCGGACTTGCCAGCAGACGGCTGAGGCTTGTCTTGCTTTTCAGCCTGCTCTGCCGCAGGTGCGCCAGGAACTTCGACATAATCTGCGGTGGGGTCAAACTCACCGTCGCTGTCAGCCATGCTACTCATGGCGTTCATGAATTCTTCGAAGTCAAGTTCTTCGGTCGAAGTCTCGGCACGTTCGTAGAGTTCGGTAGCCAGAGCAACCACATCATCCCAAGTCTGGAGCTGGTCGAGACGGTCAACGTAAGCCTGCTCTTCGGCAGAGAACTTGATGTTGAGGAAAGCACCAACCTTAGCGTGAAGGTTGATGCGGTCAATGAACTTCAACTTGGTGAGGTCCATGCCTTCAACGCCGAAGAAATTCTGGTCGAACAGTTCTTTGTAGCCGTTGAAAAACGAGCGACGGATACCGGGGTAGCGGTCCTTCATCTTGCGTTCGATGCGGGCATCTTCAATGATGTTAAGGAACGACTTGAAGCCAGCACCCTTCTCAGAGAGACTGCTATGCCAACCGGCGGCAGGCGTTTCGAGAGCGTGACCTACTTCATGACCAATCAAGAGGTCATAGAGGTCAGCGGACATTTCTTTAAAGATGGGAAGAACGACCGTGCGATTTTGCAGGTCAAAATAGGCAGTCGGCACCTTCTGGTGTTCGACCATTACGTTTTCGGTCGCCAACAACTTGGCGAGAATCGACTTTTCAGCAAACTGGGACATCACAAAACCTCATCAATCAATCAATCACATTATTTACTATAGTCGATTCGCGACCAAATGTCAAGTGATTCGTTTAGAAACAACGGCGCTCACGGCGAATATATCGATTGCCGTAGTAGTCATATTCCGTAACTTCTGTGGTGCGGCAGTTGCGATCCCGGCGATAATATGCATCACGGTTACGATAGTGATATTCATACTCGCGGTCATAAACTTCACGCTCAACTTCCTCATCGCGGCCATTGTTGTTTTTAATAGCAGCACCGAGAATAAAGGCACCGAGACCGATAGCAATAGCTTCGCCGGTATTAATATGATTGCCGCGCTTGCGCTCGTGGCGTTCGCTGCGGTGTTCACCGCGACCCTTGGCTTCTGCAACTACAGGAGTAGCAAGAACACTGATAGCAACAATACTAGAAACAATAGACTTAATCATAATCATTCTCCTTATATTATTAGTATACACGAATCGATGGTAATGTCAAGTTAAAAACGAGTCATTGAACCATCTTCGTGAGCCAAGAACGGCTCAAACTTTACATTGGGATATTCATGTGCAAGGTCTTTGAACATCTGGAGATTGGACACCGCGTCATCAAAGAGACGGGCGCGAGTGTATTTACCAGTGTCAAGGTATTGTTTAATATAGATTTTCTTAGCAGCCGCAGAGGGCATGGCACCAAGATTGCCAGCACGATGGACATGAATGTCATCAATGTCAATGCCATGCTGACGGAAAGTATCTAGGAAAATATCTCGGTCATCGAAGTCAGAACGGGCTGTGATGACAACCATCTTACTGCCACGGGCTTTGATATTCTTATGCATCGCAATCAATTTGCGAATCGCTTTGGCGATGGGTTCGCTGGTGTCACGAAAATGCCGGGCGTCCCTAAACTCGCTAAAGTCGAAGGACTCACCCGGCTGTAGAATATATGTATTGTATTGCTTGTTACCCAATGTCTTGATTATCTTACCGCCTTTGACGATATGGACACGGGCTTTGGTACGGAATAGAGTTTCATCAATGTCCCAGATTGTTAATCCGGCACCATCTTGCGACTCGTTTAGAAACTCTTTAAAACTGATCATGTTTATATACTACTCGATTCGCAAGGAAATGTCAAGTAGTATTTATGCAGGAACGGCTTTCTTCCGTGTTTTCTTGGGCTTTGGAGCTTCTTCTGGCTCGTCGTTATCTGCTTCGATGCGATGCTTCAAACGCTTTGCAACTTCTTCCGCGTCAAGCCAGATGTCTTTGTTGTCAAGCATCGACTTGATTTCTTCTGGCGTCAGAAAGTCCTTGTAGAAAGAATTGAATAGCTTGTCAGACCAAGCACGGAAGTGTGTAATCTGGTCATACATTTCGCCGCCCTTACCGATTGTGCCACTCGAATAATTGTGGAACATAAACATGGTGTGGTCAGAGAGTTCAAAGCGGTCCGCACTCAGGAAGATTAGAGTTGCAGCCGACATACAGATGCCTTCTACCGAACAGATGATAGTGGCATTTGATTCTTGAATTGCTCTTACAATCTGTAGAGCGGCAAACAGGTCACCACCTTCGCTGTTGATACGAATGTAAATGATGTCGTTTTCACCAGCGGCACGGAACAACTGGAACCATTCTACATATTCTTCGGCTGCTTTAATTTCACCACAGAGATATAGATTTACTACAGTAGAGGCAGGTTGCGCAAAGAACCTGGGTTTAGAGGGGCCATCAAAGTCATTCATAGAATCGTGTGATTGCGGTGATCTTTTCAATTTGGTTATCAATGATTGGTGTCCTATTCGGCCAGTGGATGTATTCCTTTTCAGGATTTTTCATCAGGTTATATAATAATGGTAGAATCATATCTTCTACCTGCTTCAATTTTTCCGCAACTTCCATTTCGACCAATCGCTTATGTTCTGAGATAAGTGTCGATTGGTCCACGTTAAGAAGTCTAGCTTCGAGGTCATATAGTTTGGCCATAATCTCATCTTTTAATTCGCCGGTGTCGATGGGCTGAGAACTATATGGTTCTGGAACATGGATTACTGTTTCAGTTGGGTCTTCGAATGTAAATCCGAAATCATAGGTTGTGTTGGACATATTTTCTAATATACCTTTTTGCTCGTTTTTCTAGGGACTTCATAGCCATCTTCATTTTCATTTCAGAGGCATGGTCAGAGAAATTCAACCCAAGCATATGATCATATTCATGTTGAAAGATTCTAGCAGGTAATCCCGTAAACTCTTCAACTATATATTCGCCTTCAACATTCTGATATGATGCAGTGATAGAGGCTGGGCGTTTGATGGACAGCCACAGACCAGGATAACTTAGACAACCCTCTTTAGCAAGATTTGTTTCTTCCGACGAGGAAACAATCTTAGGATTAAAAACATTTTTTCTATTCTCTTCATCGGTACCCATGACAAAAACTTTAGCATCAATACCAACTTGATTGGCAGAAAGGCCAAGACCTTTTAGTTCTCGGCACTTTGTCCATAGTCTGTCAGTCAAATCCTTAGCATCTTCTTTTTCAAAATCAAACGCTGTTGGCTCAACCCGAAGTGTGGGGTCAGTAAACTTAATTAAATCCATTATATCACCATCTCACTGTAGTTATTTTTCTTTTCAAACTTAATCAAACTGCGGAACTTATCGAACAGTTGGTCACCCTTATGACTGATAACAAATACATTGGTGTCTTCACCCAAAGTATCAAGTAGAGACATAACATAATCTGTACCGTTGTTATCTAGTGAACTATCAAATACCTCATCCAAAATCAAAAGATTGGTAGCCACGCTATTCTTCATCTTAGCAATAGTTCTCCATGTAAAGAGAAGTGCTAGGTCAATACGTTGCTTTTCACCTTCTGAGAATGAAGCATAACTAAAGTCATCGCGATGGCGAGACTTGATAGTTTCATCGAACTTTTCATCCAGATTAAACTGCACAAAGAAGTCCATTGATTGTAAGTATTTATTCACCAATTTATTGATAACTGGAAGATACTGCCGAATAATCTTAGTCTTAATACCAGTGTCCTTGAGGAGAGTGGAGACAGCATCCATGTAATGCTTTTCTTCATTCAACTTGGCCTTTTCTTCGTTCTGAGCCAGAACTTCCTTAGCATAAGTCTTTAGCTTATTCTTTTCAGTATCTATATCACCAGTTTTAGATGTAATATCATTCAGTTCCAGATTAAGAGTTTGAATCAATCTTTGTTGAACAATCATTTCGTTGTTGTGCGTGATAATTTCTTTATTCAGTTTAGAAATTTGTTCGGAGAGAGTCTCATTTTCCGCGATAAGTTCCTCAAGTTTTGTAAACTCTTCTTGTAACTTCTCCATTCCAGAAGATAGTTCTTGCATTTTCTCTTGTCTGGATGATACGATGGTTTCTTTATGGTCGTGAGCAATCCCCTGCCGACAGGTCGGACACTCATCTGTTTCCTTGTAGAATGCCACCTCTTTTTGGAGATCGCGGAGTTGGGTGGAAAATTTGGTTTTAAAGGAGTCGAGTTTCTTTTGCTTGTCTGCAAGGTCTCCGAGACTCTTTTGGGCTTCTTCAACCGAAACTTTCTGCCCCTCCAAATCAGCGGCGAGATTTGTAAGACTTTCAATCTGCCTTTCGCCAGCCTCAATACGTCCCAATATCTCGTCAACTCTCTTTTCACGATTTGTCTCCAGTGTGTCAACATATTCCTTTTGAATTGATGCTTTCTGCTTCAAAACTTCCAGCTTACCGTCAGCATCTTGAATTTGGTCTTTAAGAGCATTCAACTTGTCACGCAACACCACATTCATAGTGGTAAAGATTTGAATGTCAAGTAGGTCTTCAATGATTTCACGGCGAGTACCAGACGGCAACTGCATAAACGGCGTGAATGAGGCTGAACCAAGAATTACAATCTGAGTGAAAGACTTGTAGTTCAACTTGAGAATTGATTCCTCAAGATACTTTTGATAATCTCTAGCGGCTGCATCTTGGTTCAACAGTTCACCATCAACATAGATTTCAAAAAGACCTGGCTTGATACCACGAACAATCTTATAAGACTTACGCCCAGATTGGAATTCCACCTCAACCAACAGTTGCTTCTTGTTGATGGAGTTTACCAGCTGCGGTTTATTGATATTACGAAACGGCTTACCGAAAAGGCTATAACACAATGCGTCAAGCATCGTGGACTTTCCACCGCCGTTCTCACCGACTATGAGGGTATTGGGTGAGCGGTCCAGTTTGATTTCAGTAAACTGATTGCCGGTTGAAAGAAAGTTCTTCCAACGAATAGTGTTAAAAATAATCATACTGTAACGTTCTGTGCCTCAACATAGAGTGTTTGTAGAATGTTCTTAATCCGGTTCTTTTCAAGGTCGGTTTGAATAGTGTCAACAAAATCAGACAGAACAGACATAGTATCTTCTACATTTAGTTCCTCGTCATCCATTGCTTCTGCTTCAAATTCAGAAAAGTCTTCAATGATTTTTAGTTCGATAAGATTTAGGTCATACAACTTATCAACGAAGCGGTCAAACTTATAAAAATCGGTTTTCTTGACGACTACTAACCGAACGCAACTCCCCACAAGTGCGCTAAGATCAAGCAGATCGATGTCGTTAGTAGTGTCATCATAGTAAATCTTATGAAAGATTTTAAATGGGTTCTCATAGAATTCTACCTCATTAGTTTCCGTATCGTAAATGTGGTAGCCTCTCGGATCATTATAATCATTCCAAGTAAACTCATAGGTATTACCAAGATAGACAATATTGCCAGACCTGCTGCGATGATGAAAATGACCACTACAAACGAGAGGAAATCTATCAAAGTCAACAGTGTCCATTCCGTGGTCATTTTTATGCCCACGATACATTTCGAAACCTGAAAATTCAAAGTGTCCAAAAACTGCTTGTGCATTACTTTTCTTTACTACCTCCATAGTTTCTGAATAATTCCCAGAACAAATCCATGGAACAAGCAGTAGATTCTTTCCGTCCAATCTAATTTCTTCCGCATCTGAATATGTAATAATGTTCTCATATTCACGGAGCAGAAGGTCCAGAGAGTTTACATCATTTGTATTCTTGAAGAAAGTGTCGTGGTTACCAGCAATCATATGAACATCGATGCCCAAATCCCTGGTCTTGTCAAAGAAATACTCACGACACTTCTTCAACGTATTATAATTTATAAACTTGCGCCGATCGAAGACATCACCGAGGTGAATGATAGTCTTGATGCCTTCCCGTTCCAGATGTGGGAAGAATGTTTCTGTGTAAAACTTCGCAAAGAAGTTATCGAACGGAATGGAATCAGACCTAGCACCGAAGTGTGTGTCTGTAATCAACGCAATTTTCATGACTTTAGAATTCCAAGTAGTGTATTGGTCTGGCTGATAGCATCATCTAGGGCATGGTGATGAGTATCATTTTCGGCTGCACGAATCTTAGCATTACTAAGACCCATAAGGTTCATCACCGTGCGATAACACATGATGTTGCTGTAACGCCACGGATATATCATTTCGACCGCAGTGTATGCGGACTCCAAAATGGTGATATCAAACGAAGCGCCGTTGCCCCATGGCATGACTTTATCTTTGCCAATCCAGTCAGTAAACCGCTGTAGAGCATCCGTGAGAGGTAGTTGATCGATAAGAAGTGCGTCTCTTGCAGCGGCGCTTTGCTGCATCCACCAGTCAATGGTAGACTTGTCCACATGAAGCCCCGCAGCCTTACAAGATTTAGCATCGATGTTACAGTAGAACTTATCGATAATACCTTCACCGATAGTGAACTTGGTAGCACCAATAGAAAGAATGGTCGCGTTGGCTCTAGTAGATAGAGTTTCCAAGTCAATCATTACATGAACGGTATTATGATCGGTTACTTTCATTTACGCTTCAATCCATTATCTTTTGCATATTGTGCCAGCGCCTTATCACAATAGTCACGAATGTTTTCTACAGTGACCATATAGTTATGTCTGATATTAGACGGCGTTGCCTTGTCCTGCATAGTATCGACCATCTGCTGAACGATTGCAGGAACATTTAGTTCCTTACTCATAATTTACCTTATTTTTTATCTGCAACCGGCGTAGGAGTTGCAGCATTGGAGACATCAGGAATTGCTTTCTCTAGCGCCTGTTCAGGGTCAATAGCTTCGGCATCCTGCAGGCGCTTCAATGCAATTTGCCCATTACAAATCATGTAGTGTTGGCCTTCGCCAAGATCAGATGATTCGAGATAGATGCATCCGGCATTCTGAACCGAAATATTTTGAACCTCTTCGCGGTGTCCAGCAACGCTACTAACAACAGAAATCAACGAGGTAGAAACAACGCCGAGCATCAACAGGGAGAACCAGTTGTCAGAAACAAACTTAACGGCAGTATTAACTTTAGGAGAATCAACCATAAATGTACCTTTTCAATTAGAGTGATATTTACATATTACTCTAAATCTAGTCCAGAGTCAACAGTTTTTTGCTTGTCCAGATATTTAGGTCGGCGCTTTGGAATGTTACTGACTTCCGCTGGTTTGTCGAAGTCTTCTACTAAATCGATAGTCTTTTTGAGATAGTCGATAAACTCATTGCCATAATCACCACCGTCATGATCTTGTGTAATCAAATCATGGACATCTAGATTACGGATGTATCGATACTTGGCTGCTTGTTGCTTCTTCTCTTTCGCAATACGGCGTAAGAAGGCATAATATGTAATCTGTGTGAAGTAAGCAAAGGGGTTCTTAGACTTAGCAGGATCGAAGTTATCGATGTAAGTAATGCAGTTTTCAATTCCATCAAGAATCATTTCCTCACGATAAGTATAATTGATGAAGTTAGATTTATATGCCAAGTGATTGGCAATCTTAAGGAAGCATTCACCTAGATAATTAGGCACGCGAGGTTTTTTACTACGGTCATAATCGGGTTCAGCTTTAGCTGCCAAAACCTTTTCTCTATACTCTGTAATCTTTTCAAGAAACAAAGCGTTATCTACGTAGTGAACATTATTTTTTCTATTCTTGACCATTTGGGCTCCATCATGATATATTTTGTTATACTACATTTTTTTGTATATAGCAACATTTTTATTGAAAAAAGTATTTACAGGTAGTGATTCTTGTGGTATAAGAAGAGTGTAGCTCTTCAAGAATGAATCAATTAAGTAATCCTTTGCTTCTTAGTATTCTTGCTTGAAGCATTTCCATCTCATCAAAGTCATCGATTTCTTCTATCGGCGCAGGCGCTTCGTTGCCGATATACATGAGGTATTGCTGTAGCAGATTTTCTTTTAATGACCCAGAGGTGAGTATCTCCCCGGCGTTCAAAAGAAAACTTTTATCCTTAGAAATTCCAATCCACGGCTTCAAGAGAAAAGTTTCTCCGTTTACTCCCTCGTGAGTTATCTGAATAGGCACAACTTGGATTGGGTCGTCTACCCAACACATATTATTTTCTTCTTGGCGAACACCAGCAATGAGTGTCTCGCCATTTTTTAATCGTAGAACAGTCACGTCGGTCATAGCTGTATTCTCACAAGTTTGTAGTTGAAACCTTCTTCATTATATATTTTAATTCTTTCCACCATATGGGAAAGAGTATAGTTCTTACGGCTCTTCCATGTTAGGTCGTCGCCGATATCAAATAGTCTACATGATGTTTTGTCAGTACCCTTTCGAAGTCCTCTACCGATAGATTGTAGATTGCGAATACGAGATTTCGAAGGTGATGCGAAGATGACATTGTGCAGATTTCTTATATTTATACCCGTTGAAAACGTACCGTAGGACGCAATTATTATTGCGTCTTTTTCTTTTTCCGTAATGTCTCTAATCGCCTCACGCTGTTGTGTATCTGTGCCACCATGGACAAAGAAAACTTGGCGAGTATCTCCAACCTTGTTATTGATTAGGTCATACAAAACTTGGCCATGCTTTTCGACAAACTGAAACAAAACAAGCGTATTGCCCTTCTGTGTGGTAGCCAGATTCTTAATAACGTTGTTGCGCTTTTGGTGTGTGACCAGCCAGTCCATTTCTTCTTGGTATGTGTAGGTCTTTAGAGCCTTCTTTTCCTCGTCCGTGTAGTCCAGAAGAATGCAGTGAATGTCAAGATCGGCTACTGAGCCTTGGTCCATCAGTTCCTTAGTCGAGATAACTTTTTTGACTTTACCAAATAGACCTTCAAGAATGAGTTTGTGTGTCTTCATCCCATCAAGTGTACCTGTGGTACCGATGCGATACTTTGTTTCAGTGCATTTGTCAAAGATAGATGTCAGCGACTTTGCTTTGAACAAGTGGGCTTCGTCACCATAGATAACATCAAACTCGGCGAAAAATTTCTTCGGTAACTTGTAGATAGACTGCCACGTGGAGATAACAATCGATGCTTCGTTTGACTTTTCATGTCCAGCGTAAATCTTGGCGCAGTTCTGAGATACATACCAGTCAGTGTGTGATGCGTAGTCTTGGAAGTCCTTATACATCTGTTCTACGAGTGAAGTTGTAGGAACAATAATCAATTGCTTCCGACCAAATTGCTGGTGATAGCGCATTAACAGATAGATGATTAGCGATTTACCAGATGCGGTAGGCGAGAGTAACAGTGTGCGACCGATACGAATAGCGTATTTAACCGCTTCTAACTGGTAGTCTCTAGTCTCAATTGGTTTATCTTGGCTATGTAAGTTCAAAGATTCCGCGAACTTCTGCACATCCTCCATAGTAACCGGGTCGCCAATCCGTTCCATGTCAACGTCTACAGTGTAGTCTAGTCTCTCCGCAAACTCTCTGAGATACGGTAGCAGACCGACGTAAAGTTCTTTTGTCCAGATGTTGAACAGTCTAGCTTTACCGTCCCATAGTTTGGCACGATACGTTGGCATGAAACGTGCACCCGGGACTTCAAAAGTGAAGTAATCGTTTATTTCTTGGGCGATACCTGGGTCACAATCAACCTTTAGGTGCACCTCGTTTTTCTTGGAAACTGTTAGATCACTCACATTAGCCCGTTTGTAAATTTAGTCCACTCAATGGCATTCTTAATATCCCATGTTCTACTATTTAGTGAGCGTATAATTTGCTCCAACTGATAGAGTAGAGCTTTGACATATTCCACTTTATCCATAGCACGGATGATATCTTCATCGCAGTTGATGCGGTCTTCCATATCATGCTTCAATGGCTTTAGGCCCTGATACTGGTCCCAACCCTTATCTTGTAGTTCATCATGAGTCATTTCACCACGAAAGTATTTTGCTTTATCGCGGCGCAAACGATAGTAATCTGCTTCTGCTTTTCGCAGTTGCAGTTTAGTATTCGAAAGAATATTCAAATACTTTGCATGTAATTCTGGTGTTTTTGTGGATTCTCTACCTAGATTTAACTCATCTATTTTAGAATCACTCGTCCACATTTCTTGGACTTCTGACAATTTCATAATATAACCTCAATCGTTATTGGACAAACTTATACATTGTATATCTAAAAGTTACTTGTGCTGTTAGATACTGGGCATTACCATCACTAATGTCAAATTCAAGACCCTGCAACGATGTAGGATAACAATCGATGAATTTGATTTCCATTGTTTTATTTAGATCAGAATCTAGAACAACTAATGTTCCATCGGAATAGTCACCTGAGCTACTAAATCCTTTTTCTGTACCGCCTCTAGCCTGTTTAAATTGTTTATATTGTTCACGTTCTTCTGGAAAGCCTAGACCAATTAACCAATCGTGAAGTTCGATATAGTTTTGAAAGTTTTCTTGAACAATAAACTTTATGGTCAATTCATCGTATGTAAGATTGGTACCAGGAACAGTGAAGTCTACTAAGGGGTTAGCAACATATGCATTACCAATTGACAGTGCAGGAATCATAGCAGACTGACAAAAGAATGAGACATTAGGAAGCGTGTCGATATTAAACTGAAAACCATTTGGTTTCAGATAATTTAAGGTGCTTGGGGTATCTAATGTTCTTCTTGACATATCTTTCTCCGTCTATTATTTATAACGAAAAAGGGGAGAGCATTTCTGCTCCCCCCAGTTTCTTGCAACCCTTCCTCTAATGGGAAGGTATCGATTACATAAGGTTAGTAACCTTGACGCGACGATAGTATTGGTTGCGGTTGGCAGTGAATGTATCACCGTCAGTTGTGCCGTTCGACTGTGTTACGTATGGGTTAGCGATCATGCCGTAACGTGTCTTGAAGCCAATCTTTGGCTGGAAGCTGTTAGGGTCGATTGCACGAACCATTTGTAGTGGAACGTATGGGCAATAGAAGAGACCAGCATCATATGCTGTAGCGCCCTTATAACCAACAACGTAGAACTGGCTAGCAGCGCCTGTGTTAGCTGAGTAAGGATCAACGTAAACCTTCTTACCGCTGATTGTACCAACAAATGTGTTGCCAGTATCATCAACGTCAAGCGAAGGCGAACCTTGAAGTGCGCGACCTGTGTCTAGAACACCTGCCATTGCAAGAGCAGCGGCAACGTCTGACGAACAGATGATGAAGTTACCCTTACCACGACGGGTATCTTGTGCGATTACGTTAGCGTCACGTTCGATGTTGAACAGAAGACCCTTGAAACGCTCAACGCTCCAACGACCGTTCGAGTCAACGTCAAGGTCGAAAGTACCAGGTGTAGCTGTTGAAGCAGCACCAGTCTTAGCAACCTTGTAGATTGTGCGGATAACTTCGCGGTTGATTTCGTTTAGAATTTCTTGCGAAAGAATATTCGAAAGTTCTGATTCAGCATCAAGACCGTGGATAGCCTTAAGATCCTGTGCCAGTTCAACTGTGTATTCAGCCTTAAGCGCACGGGTCTTGGCAGTTACAGTTGTCTTTTCGATGCTGAATGCCATTTCGCCGAATGCTTCGCCACCATCGGTGCCAAGAGCTTCTGCGGTTGATGTTGGCATAGCAACACCAGTTGTGTAAGTACCATCAACTGGGTTTGAACCTTCATGAGTTGCGCCGTTTGCGTCACCCGAGAAGTCGGTATCTGCTTCGTTGAAGAGAGCTTCTGCGCCGTTTTGTGCGCTGTAGTTTGACTTCATTGCGAAGATCAAGCCAGTTGGGCCAGTCATTGGCTGAACGCCAGCAACGTCATATGCCATTAGGTTAGGAAGTGAACGACGAACGAGCGAGATGAGGATTGGATCATAACGGTCGATGTTCGATGCACCCGAACCAGCAATGTTATTTACTGGTGCGTCTTCGAAAAGTGCAGACTTTTCTTCGCGTAGAGCCTTTTCTTGGTTTTCAAGAACGACGGCTGTAACTGCACGACGGTAGTTGTCCTTAATCGCGCCGAGACCGTCGTGATTGAGAACAGGTTCCCACTTCTTCTGTAGTTGTTCTGAAAGAAACATTTAGTTTTCTCCTTGTGTGTCAATATCTTTTATTTATAAAAAATTACTTTTGAGCAGCAATCTTATCCAGTGCTTGGACATA